ATGGCTTCATTTAGACAACGCAACGACACATGGCGAGCCGAGATAAGTGTAAACGGAATTCGCGAAAGTGCAACCTTTGATACAAAAGCTCAGGCTAGGGCTTGGGCATCTAAACGCGAGACTCAGTTACGCGAACAATCGCATGGCAAATTACCAGATCACTCTTTTTTAGAAGCTATTGAACGCTATCTTAATGAAGTAAGTATAAAGAAGAAAACTCATGAGAATGAAGTCAAGCGAATGGCTTTCTTCAAGCGTGAGTATAAAAAGCTATGTCAAAAACATTTGTCAAAAGTTACCACTGACGATTTAGTCCAGTGGCGTGACTCCCGATTAAAAGAAGTGCAAGGTGCTACAGTTCGTCGTGAAGCTAATATCTTGGCTTCTTTATTTACTGTTGCTCGAAAAGAATGGAAGTGGATAAAAGAGTCTCCAATGGCTGACTTAACTTTGCCGCCACCATCAAAGCACCGGGATAGACGAATAGCTCAGGATGAAATTGATAGATTATGTCTTGCTGCAAATTGGGATAATAATGTCCCTGTCAATTCAACTCAGCAAATAATTATTGCTTTCCTGTTTGCAATTGAAACTGCAATGCGTGCTGGTGAGATTGTTGGCTTAACTTGGGATCGCGTTTATTTAAAAGATAGATATCTTGTTTTGACTGAAACAAAGAACGGTACTAAACGAAATGTACCTTTATCTAAACGAGCAGTTGAATTGCTGACATTATTAAAAGGCTTAGATAGAAAACAGGTGTTTACTTGTAATTCTCAAAGCTTTGATACGCTATGGCGTAAATTACGAGATAGATGTCAAATTACTGACTTGCACTTTCATGATACCCGGCATGAAGCATGTACACGACTTGCAAGGAAATTAGAAGTTTTAGACTTAGCTAGAATGATTGGGCATAAAGATTTAAGAAGCTTAATGATTTACTACAATGCTACTGCAAGCGAAATTGCAACGAGGCTAGATTAGCCCCGTTTGCGTGGTCGTCCTCTTTTAGGCTCATCATCAGACTGTTCATTCAACCAGTTTGATAATTCTGCCAAGTTCCAACGTCTCCCTTGACCGCACTTGATAACGTAGCGAGGTTTAGGGAAGGTTGGCAGGCAGCAAACTGCCGCCTTAAAGTGAACATCTTTATAGCCTAAATATTCTGCTGCTTGTAAATCATTAAGCCAAATTTCTGATGGCGGTAACGCAACAACAAAGTTGCTACCAATATTCGCAATTGCAGTCATTTCACCCCTCCTTACTTTCCGCTTTACCATCTTTCACACCTTGTTCATAAATAAGCTGAAAGATTGGCTTCATAGTTACTAAAGCAGGCTTCATAATAGTTGCCATTGCAATGCCATAAACATCGATATTTACTTTGTTCATTTCATCCATAGAAACTTTGAAGACTTGCTCGAAACGTTGGTTTACTTCACTCATCCCTCAGCTCCCGATTCAACATCCAACAACATGCTGCCTTCCTCTGGATATTCGGTCATCCAAAAGTAATAGCCTTTGCCACTGTGCCCATCTTCAAAAAATTTAATAGTTAGTTCAGTTTCAAGTTGATCTAAATCATTTTCACCATCTGGATTTACAAATTCGAGAAGGCTTTTTAATTGGTGACCATTAAGAGTTATGCTCATTGTTCAGCTCCCGATTCGCTTGGTGCCGTAGGCAACGGCATCCAATAATTAATCGCACATTCATCAAACTCATCTAAAGCTACAACTTGATAAACATTAAATTTTGCTAGCTTTGTTGTGGAAATACCTAAAACCAAATTACCTTCATCGGGCTTCATAAAGTCTGCTGAAATCCATACTGGCACCGCCTGAGCTTTGGCTTTTTCTTGCCATGCATACCAAGCTCCATTGATAAATGATTCTGCACATGAGTTGAATGGTAAGTCGTAAAAATCACCATTAAAATGAGATTTTTCCTCATTCAGTATTTCTGCAATTTCCGAAAGCTTCTCAAAAGCCTCTCTTTCCTTATTCAAATCTGTCATGTCATCACCCAATTAATGTAAATTTGAAATTCTTTAAGTTAATAGCAGTCATCTTGTTGCAGTGCTGACACTTGGTTCTTGCTCTTTTCTTAAGCTCATCAAGGTCTTCACTAATCTGCTTTTTCTGCTCTGTAATCCTTGCTTGCTGTCGGGACCAATACTTCATAGTGTCTTTGATCCACATCACAGGGTTTACTTTTGCTCCACACTTCATGCATGTAAGTTCCAAAGCTTTAGTGTCAATTTCAACTTGAGCATGTTGGCACTTATGCAGATTTGTTCTTGGGAAGGGCACTACGTTTTCTTCAACATTCAAGACGATGTGATCTTGAAAAGGGTAGTTCATGTTCCCTCTGTATTCTTGATCTGTCATGCTGCCACCTTCAATGTTTTAATTGCGTCATCTATAGCTTGGTTGAATTTGCGAACATCTTGCTCCAATGCTTCGATAGCCAAGTCATTAGCAAAGACGCGAATAATAATGATTTGTAATCCTTCTGGTAGACGTGGGTCATAACTCACAAAGTCACACCATTCACGACGAGTACAAGCCAACTGACTAGTGATTTGAGGTATATGCTCATCTGGAACTTGCTTAGTCAGAAGGGTATTCAAATGCGTTGTAGTGTCTGGACACTTAACTTCTATTTGCCCTTTGTCACCTACAAGTCCATCTGGTGAAGCCCCGAACATTTCAATGTAAGGGTGGTCAATTAAACCTGTACCAACTACAAAGTTACCCGTCTCATTTTCATAGGCCGCAATTGCATGAGGCTCGTTATCAATACCCCATTGCATAGCTTGGTTTGTGAAGATTTCCTTCTGAACGCCAGTGAGGCGCTCAGCTAGAATAGTTAAACCCAATGCATTTAAAGCTTTGCCTTTATTAGGCTTTGCATTTAAATCCTTTACACGGCTTGCTGTGACTTTGCCACAGCGTTCCGAATGCCAATCTTCACTACGCTGGAGAATGTTCATACACTTGCCCTTGTGGTTGATCAGCATTTTGTGCTGCTTCTTTTAATGAAGCGCTATGCTTAGTCCAGAAGTATTTTTTGCAGTCGCCCTGAGGCAATTCAGCGTAGCCAGTTTGCAAGGCTTCTGTGCCTTCCATTGCCAAAGCGCGCATGTTATCTAAATGCTGCTGCTCATAGGCTTCATAACCTTGAGGGACATCTGAACTAACAGTCTGAACGGTAGGGATATGACAATCATCAATACGACGAGCTTCGTCTTCGTCATAAATACCTGAGAAGCCGAAGGCAACACGGGCACATTGAATTAAAGCCTTATGACGTAGCATCCGTTTTGGGTATTTTTTCCAAGGTTCTGAATTACCCTGACACTCGGATAAATACTCAGTCACAACAGTAGGGTGGTTGCGGTCTTTACGGAAAATCTTGCATGTGCATGACTCATCATCTTGTTCAAACTGGATACCATCACATACAGGATTGTCATTAATAATGCGTGCCCATCCATCAATACCAACAACTGGTGTGATGCCGCCACCTTTGGCAGGGAATGCATAAATTTCTTTTGTAAAAGGATTTAGCTTGTACTGGTTTGCAACAATTAATAGAGAAAGAAATTCATCATTTGTTGCTTTCTTAAATACTGTATTAACAAGAGTATTTGCTAACTCAGCAGGATCAACATCTTGCATATTAAAAGCTGATGCAATCTTGCTAACTTGTGACAAAACAATATTACTCATCTTTTAATCCTCAAAAATTAATAGATACATGTGGAACTAAGCCTTTATTGATGGCTTGCAAAATCTCTTTTCCTTTTGCTTCATCAATACCCAAAGCCAATAAGCCTTTAAGTGCTTCATTACAGATTTTTTTACGATGTGCTTGGTTAGCTTGGCGCGCTTCTTCTGCTTGGCGTTCGGCCTCTAGCTTCACAGCTTGTTCAGCCTCAATACGTTTACGTTCTGCTTCGGCAGCATGTTGAGCACGCAATTCAGCAGCTTCTTTTTCAGCCTTTAATCGAGCTTCGCGTTGTTCTGCCTCAGCCTTTTCACGTTGTACACGTTCAGCTTCAAAACGTGCTTTTTCTTCCGCCTCACGGGTCGCTTTTTCGGCAGCTTCACGGGCAATCTGAGCCTCACGTTCTTGTTGCTGGCGAAGTATTTCAGCTTGGCGAAGACGCTCTAATTCAGCCTGCTCGGCTTCATGTTTTTCACGAGCAACAAGAGCTGTACGAAGTGCTTCAATAGTTTCAAATTTTGCAAGTTTTGCTTCCTGCTCATATTCATCAAGAGATGAGTCAACAACTAAACTCTCGGCAGAAGAGCTTGCGCGAGATGCGCTATCTCAAACTCAACAAGGTATTTTGATTCACGCAGCAGAAAAGCCTGAACTTCTTATCTATCACCTAGGTAAAAACCCTCAAAAGGCAAAAGAATTGGCAGCTATTACTGACCCGATTCTATTCTCATTTGCAGCAGCAAAAATTGACGCTCAGATCAAGATGACAGCACGAAAACCTTCAACTAGTCCAGAACGTAAGCCGAGTGGCTCTGCTGCTTTAAGTGGCTCAGTGGACAACACGCTTGCAAAACTCCGCGCAGACGCTGAGAAAACAGGCGATTACACCAAAGTTAATGAATACAAGCAAAAGCTTAAACAAAATCAATAATGGAGTAGGCAATAATGTCTAATAGTTTCTCTAAAGAAGAACGCGTTGCCTTTGAGGAAATGTTGGAGAGTTTTCAAGACCAACTTGTTCTATCAAAGTTAGTAAATAAATACCGCATGAGTGGTGTTGAAGCTGAGCGCTCTAACAACACAATTTGGCGTCCTATGCCTTACATTGCCACTTCTTACGATGGCATGGACCAAACAGGCAACTTTAAAGATAAAACACAATTATCTGTACCGGCTACGATTGGTTATAAAAAATCTAGCCCTTGGATTCTGGACGCTCAAGAGCTTCGAGACCAACTGCAAGAAAATCGCTTAGGTGATGCTGCAAAACAGAAGCTTGCTTCTGATATTAACGTTGCAGTAACAAAAGTAGCTTCTCTGCAAGGCACATTAGTTGTTAAGCGAACAGGTGCAGCTACTGGTTTTGATGATGTGGCCCTTGCTGATGCAATCATGAATGAGCAAGGCATCCCAATGAATGATCGTCGTATTGCTTTAGCAACTCGCGATTACAATTCAATGGCTGGTGACTTAGCAAAACGCCAAAACGTTGTTGGTAAAGTTCAGACTGCTTATGACCGTGCATACATCGGTGATGTAGCTGGTTTTGATGCATTCAAACTAGACTATTCTGAGCGCTTAGGTGCTGCTACAGCAACAGGTGTGACGATTGGTGCTGCTAACCAGTTCTATGTGCCTAAAGCGACCTCTAAAGCTGCTACAGATGAAGTCAGCAATGTTGACAACCGTTACCAAACAATCACTGTTGCAGTAACTGGTGGAGCACTGAAAGAAGGTGATGCATTCACAATCACGGGCGTTGAATCAGTTCATCAAATCACTAAGCAAGCTACAGGTCAGTTAAAGACTTTCCGTGTTGTAAAAGTGAACAGCCCAACATCGGTTGTAATTTCTCCTCCGATTATTTCGGCTCAAGGTGATTCAGAAGCAGAAAAGCAATATCAGAACGTAAGTACTACACCTGCAAATGGTGTAGTAATTACCATGCTGAACACTGCAACAGCTTATGCGAACCCATTCTGGCATCGTGATGCAATTGAGTTGATTCCTGCTCGTTATGCAGTTCCTACAAATGCAGGTGCAGCAGTATTGCGCGCAACTACAGATCAGGGAATTGAGTTGGTATTCCAGAAGCAATACGACATCAACACAATGAAGACTAAGTATCGTCTCGATACCATGTTCGGTGTTGTGATGGTAAATCCAGAAATGGCTGGTATTGAATTATTCAACCAAACCTAATCTAACCCAGTGACGACAATGCCCGCTATATGCGGGCGTCGTCATTTTTGGAGGCTGAAATGTCAGATGAATACCCTAAAGCTTTATATCGTGGCGACACTGAATCATATGAACATGTGATTGCAGACGGTGAAGATCACGAACAGCATTTACGTGAAGAAGGCTACGTTAATTATTCAGAACTAAAAGAACCTGAAATTGAAGTTGTTGGAAAGGTGGCTGGTTCAAGTGGTGAACTTAAAAAGGTTCAGGAAGAACTCCTTGAAGCTTTGAAGAAAAACCAATTTCTAGAAGAACAACTTGCCACTGCACAAGGTAAGTATATCTCGCAAATTAATGCCCTTAAAAAAGAAAACGACATCTACAAATATTCAGCAATGGATGCAGGTGAGTTAAAAGCAATTCTTGATGAGAAGGGTATTAAGTATGGCTCACGTGATGGCAAAGAAGTTCTTGTGAATTATGTGCTTGAAAGCCTTTACCCAAAAGAAGGTGAATAATCATGTCATGGACAAAGCGGCAAATTATCGAACAGGCTTTTGAAGAAATCGGGATGGCTGCTTATGACTTTGATTTGCAACCAGAACAAGTAGAAAGTGCAAGACGAAATATGGATGCAATGGCTGCAATGTGGTCATCTAAAAGAATTCAACTTGGCTATCCTCTTCCCACTGAGGCAGATAGTAGTGATCTGGATCAAGAAAGCAATATTCCAGACTATGCCATTGAGGCTTTCTACTTGAATCTAGCCAAAAGATTAGCTTCAAAATTTGGAAAAGGATTAGCTCCAGAAAAAGCAGTGCTTGCAAAAGAAGGTTATGAAAACCTCTTGCGGATGGCAGTTTCTAATCCACCTCAAATGAAATATGCATGTTCTCTGCCTGCTGGTGCAGGGAATAAACGTTGTTATCCATTTATTGTTAATCAACAAGACAATGCAGTTTTAACACCTAATCAAGATGCGGAGTTCTTCAATGAGTAATCGTCTTAATGAAACTGATGCCTTGAGTGTTGGTGACCAGTTTGTTTTATATAAAGGTAATTGCACAGACTTTCGTTCGGTTTCACAAGATGTTGTTCTTGAATGGATACTTGAGAATATTCCTGTAGTTAAGCCAATTGCTGCAATTATTCAGCCCTTCAATCCCAATAGCGACTTTAATATTCAAATCGAAAACAATGCAGTTGGAACATATTTAGTAATGAATCCAACTGTATCAATAACGAATGGAGTTATTACACTACCCTTAATTGCGAATGTAAGTGATGGTCAAGAAGTGCTGGTAACAAGCTCCCATGAAGTTGAAAACTTAACAATTGCAGGAAATGGCGCTGCCTTAATTGGAAATCCAAATACAATTGCTGCTGATGGATTCTTTAAATTGAAGTTTGATCAACTTTCAATGACTTGGTATCGGGTGGGGTGATTTATGCAAATCCCAATATTAAGTGGAATCTTTACTGATCAAAATTCAGATTTTCGAACATCATATCCGCGCAATTTAATACCAGTTCCGAAAGAAAATGGAATAGCTAATGGATATTTACGCCCTGCAGAGGGAATTGTACAGATTGGTAGCCTACCCAGTGTGGATCGGGGTGGCATTAATTGGAATGGTACTTGTTATCGTGTCGCCGGTAATAAATTTATTAGGGTATTTGAGGATGGGTCTGTTGCAGAAATAGGAGAAATATTAGGTTCTGGTATTTGTAATTTTGATTATTCCTTCGATTATCTTGCAATTAATTCCAGACCATATCTATATCTTTATAGCAAAGAAGCTGGATTGAAAAGGGTTCAAGATAGTGATCTTGGAGCAGTGAATGATGTTATCTGGATAGATGGCTACTTCATGACAACTGATGGCAACTATCTGGTAATTACTGAACTTAATGATCCATTCCAAGTAAATCCATTGAAATATGGGTCCTCTGAGGTTGATCCTGACCCAATTAACGCCCTTTTTAAACTTCGTAATGAAGTTTATGCACTAAACCGCTATACAACTGAAGTTTTTAACAACGTTGGCGGTGATAACTTCCCTTTCAGTCGTATCGATGGTGCAATGTCGACTAGAGGTACCTTAGCAGCAAATACCTGTTGTTTATTCCTTGAAACAATAGCTTTTCTAGGCAGTGGTAAAAATGAGCCAATTTCCATTTATCTTAGTGCAAATGGGACAACTCAGAAAATTGCTACTAGAGAAATTGACCAAATTCTTAGGAATTACTCAGAAGAGCAGCTAACAAATTGTTTAGTTGAGTCGCGCATTCTAGAAGGTCATCAATGGCTATATGTTCATTTACCAGATAAAACTCTGGTCTATGATGCTGCTGCATCACAAGCCACAAACCAGCAAGTCTGGTTTTTTTTATGCTCAGGATTTGGTGAAAACAGATATCTAGCTCAGAACCATGTCTGGTGCTATGACAAATGGATTGTAGGTCATCCTGAACAAAATAAGATTGGAACACTTACCAATAAATCAGGTGAGCACTGGGATGAAGTGGTGGAGTGGGTTTTCTCAACTTCGATCATATACAACGAATCTCATGGTGCAATCTTTCACCAACTTGAATTAGTAAGCTTACCAGGCAGGACCATATTTGGTGAAAGCCCAACAATTTGCACCCAGTACTCAATTGATGGAATCGAATGGTCAAATCCAAAATACATTGCTGCTGGGAAAACAGGCCAACGCGACAAAAGATTGGTTTGGTTTCAGCAAGGTTATATGAATAACTGGCGTATCCAAAAATTTACAGGAACTTCTGAGAGCCGATTGTCTATTTCAAGACTAGAGGCGCAGGTTGAGCCTTTAGGAGTTTAACTATGGCCATTGTTGATCCTATTGCGCCCACTAGAAAGGAGCTTGAAGTCTGGTGTGGTGGAAACCAACGTATTCTTAAAGCTCTAGAGGCTATTTTTAGATTAATTCCTACAGAACTCAATAATCTAGATGATTCAAGTTCAGGTGCACAAATAACCGCAGAGCTTGCTCAAAGCGCAGCAAATATGGCGAATGCATCAATTGCAGATATTGAAAGACTAATTGATTTAATAGCAACCAGCCCAGCACCTATCACAATCATACCCGATCAAATTGGACTAGCGCCTCGATATGAAGCTATTCAATCAGATCCAGTCTATCCAGTTTATCAGGGCGAAAGTTGCCCAAATTATAATTTAGAGGTCATGTGAAATGGCAGCATCAGTAAAACCTAAATCATTTGTCCCTGCTAAGTTCCTTGAAAACGCTCAAACGACACAATTTACAGCTGACAATTCTACAGCTCAAATTGATAAATGTACCATTACTAATACCTCAACTAGTGCTGTTACATTCAGCATTCATTTGGTCAGTACCGGATCAGCAGGGGCTTCAAACCAGATTATTAAAGATTAATCTGTTGCTGCTGGTTCTGTATATCTCTGCAATGAAATTGTAGGCCATAGTTTAGGCCCTGGCTCTAGCTTTAGTGCTATAGCAAGTGCTGCTAATGCATTGGTTATTTGTGTCTCTGGACGTGAAATAACATGAGGTGATCATGCACCTAGTTAAACTTGATGATCTTGAAGAAATAAATAAGATCATCCTCAATGAACATGTTCAAAAAGATATTTGTGACGACCCAACAAGAAACGAAAAAGTATTAGATTTGTCAGGTTATGAATGGATTGGAGTTGTTGAAGATAACATCACTCAAGGCCTTTTCTTACTGATCAAACATAATTCCATTGCAATTGAAATCCATACCTGTTTATTGCCAAGCCTTCGTGGTTCAAAGGCAGTGGAAGCAGGGAAGCTCATATTAAAACTCATCTTTGAAAGCCATCAAAAAGTCATTTCTTGGATTCCTGAAAATAATAGGAAGGCTAAGTTGTTCGCACAAATGCTAGGGTTTCAGGTTGAAGGTATTAATAGAGCTTCATTTCTAAAAGATGGAAGACTTCTAGATCAGTTTCTTGTTGGGCTAACTAAAGGAGAATTCCTATGCCAGCAGCAGCAATAGCAGCAGGCAGCATTGGTCTTGGACTTATCTCATCAAATAAAGCAGCCAAAGCTCAAAAGAATGCAGCTAATCAAGCAGCAGATGCACAGATTCAGTCTAACCAAGCAGCCATTGATGAACAAAAGCGTCAGTTTGATGCCATTCAAGAGTTGATGAAGCCGTATGTGAATGCTGGGACAGGAGCATTAGCTGGGCAGCAAGATTTACTTGGTCTTAATGGTGCCAGTAAGCAACAAGCTGCAATCGATGCAATTAATAATAGCCAAGCTATGCAGACTTATATGCAACAAGGCGAAAATGCAATTCTTCAAAATGCCTCAGCTACAGGTGGTTTACGTGGTGGCAACACACAAGCAGCACTTTCTCAATTTAGACCACAGCTTCTAAACCAATTAATCAATCAACAATATTCAAACTTGGGCGGCTTAACCTCAATTGGTCAGAATGCAGCAGCAGGGGTTGGTAATGCTGGGATGCAGTCTGCTAATAATATTGGCAACTTTTTGCAGCAATCTGGTGCAGCTCAGGCTGGTAATGCATTAGCTCAAGGTCAAGCATCTGCTAATCAATGGGCTGGTATTGGCAATCTTGTTGGTCAACTAGGTGGTGCGTTCATTGGAAGTAAGTTCTAGGAGTAAGTAATGGTACAGCCTATTAATTATATGCTTGATGTAGCTAATCCGGTTCAAACCACATTACAAGGGTTCAATGGCGGTTTACAGTTAGGTGTAGCATATGCTGATCGTCAGCGTGCTTTAAAGCAAGCAGAGGAAGATAAGTTGGCTAGACAGCAAATGAATGTTGATCTAGCAAATCTTGCAAACAATCCTACACCAGAAGGCTATTCGAAAGTTATGACGATGTACCCGCAGCTTTCTGAAAACCTTAAACGTGCTTATGACACCATGGATGATGGGCAGCGAAAGAATACATTAAGTTTAGCTTCTCAATCTTATGCAGCTCTAGCTAATAATCAGCCTGATATTGCTAAACAAGTACTGGGTGATGCTGCAACAGCCTATGAAAATAGTGGCAATAAGAAAGATGCTGGTGTTCTTCGTGGCTATATCAAGATGATTGAAAACAATCCTTCGGCTGCTCGAACTTCAATTGGTATGCTAATGGCCTCAACAAATCCAGATAAATTTGCAGAAATATATGGGAAGTTGGGAGATGAGCAGCGTGCAAATGAAAAACAACCTTATGAGTTGAACCAGATTGCTGCGAACACTGCAAAAACAAAAGCTGAGACACAAGGTCAAAACATTGAGAACCTTTATAAGCCACAACAGATTCAAAGTGGCATTAATCAAACTCAATCACAAACAGCGCTAAATTATGCTTCGATTCAAAATATGGCTGAGCAACGTCGACTTGACCGAGACAAACTTGAAACTGAAACATCAATAAAACTTCAAGAGTTAAATCCATCAAATGTAAAACTTACAGATGGTGCTCAAAAACTTGTGAATGAGACTATGTTGGCTTCTGTGGCCTCGGAACAATCAGCTAACCAACAAAATGACTTAGCCAATCGTATTGAGTCTGCTGGTGGTGGTTATGGTGCTCTTAGTAAATTCAGTGAATGGATTAAAGGGCAAACTGGTAATCAGGGCGCTATGTCCCAATTGCGTAATGAATACACTCGAATCCGTAATTCACAAGCGATTAAAATGCTTCCTCCTGGTCCTGCAACGGATAAGGATATTGAATTGGCAATGAAAGGCTTTCCTGCCGAGACTGCCGATTCACGAACGATTGCGTCTTTCCTTCGTGGCATGGCAAAGATGAATCAACGTGATGCTGCTTATCAACAGATGCAAGCTGAATGGGTCAACCAAGTTGGCAATATGGGAAGTACTAAACGTGATGTTGAAGTGCTTGGTGTAAAAGTGCCAGCAGGGACTACATTTAGTGGTTATGCATCCAAAAACATTGGTAAAGCATTAAAACATCAAGCTAACCAAGCTGTTGATCGACAAATAGCAACAGGAACCCGAAGTTATATGTCAGCTGTACAGTAATTAACTTTCTGATATTCTCTCCTTATTTGTGAGGAGAGAATAAATGAAAAAATATTTAATATTACTTTGTCTTATTTCATCATTTGCATATTCAGTACCACCAAACAATTACTCTATTAATGCTCAACCACCTTATCAATCAGCAATGGAAGGATGGGAAAATGGGGTAAGAATGGCTCAGCAGGCTCAATATGCAAAGCAACAAAAGGAATTGCACCAAGCTAGATTGTCTCAAATAAAAAGAGAGGAAGAATATAGGGCTGAATTGAAAAATTTATATAATGATAAAGTGGTATTAAATGATGATAGCTTCCAGAAGTTATTAATTTTATATCCTGAATTCACTGACACTACTCTAAAACTAAAAGAATCTTTAGGAACATTAAAAAGAGAGTAGTTAAATGAAGTTATTAGTATTAGTTCCATTATTATTTTTTGTTGCTTGCACAAATGAAGACTCGAACTCTAAACCTATCTATGGAAATGAGTCTGGGTTGCCAGCAAATTGTAGAGCCTATATACAAGTTGCAATAAATGAGTGGCGTAAAGGAGCTTATGACACGGATGTAACTATGGATGCAATTGAGAGAAATTGTGGAGAAAACGGAAGTCTTTGGGACTATAAGCCAAAATAAAGCACCCCTAGGGTGCTTTTTGTTTTTTGGAATTTTCCCAAACCCAAAAACTAGACCCGATGGTAATACATCGGGTTTTTTATTGCCCGAGGAAAAGCTATGGCAACAAGAGAAAACTTTGAAAAGCTCCTGAAAGCACCAAACGTGCAGAAAATGCTTAACTTGATTGCTAATGCAGAGGGGGTTAAGCATGGCTATAACACTCTTTTTGGGAATGAACGTGTAAATGATTTGTCTTGGCATCCGGGCGTAAAAAAAGGTTTTACCCAAACAGATGGTAAGAAAAATGCAACCACTGCTGCTGGCCGATATCAATTCCTAGAAGATACTTGGAATGGGGTTGCGAAGCAGCTTGGTTTGAAAGACTTCTCTCCTAAAAATCAAGATATTGCAGCAGTAGCATTACTTGCACAAAATGGCGCTTTACCATCAGTTTTGAAGGGAGACTTTAAAACTGCTGTTCAAAAATCTGGAAGTACTTGGGCTTCATTGCCTTCGTCTCCTTATGCGCAACCAAAAAAGTCTTGGGCCGAGGTTGATAAAATGGTTGGTCAAAACACTTATCAACGCGTCAAAGCGCAAATGCAAGACCAACAAGCTCCAACAATTGCCAAAGTTTATGATGCATATAAATCAGGAAAACTTAATGCACAACAGAAAAAGGACTTTGAGGATGATGTGCGTGGAGGGAAGATTATGCTTCCAGAAGGCGCGCAGCTTACAGGTAGAGTAAAACCACCTCCTGTTGTGTTGCCGCAAGCCTTATCAGATGCTTACGTCTCTGGTCGTCTAAATTCTCAACAAAGAGCAGATCTAGAAGCAGATATAAAGGCAAGGAAAGTAAAACTCCCTGTAGCATCTCGTAATCAGTCAAATCTGCCAGACTTCGATCAAGGTGGAACTATTGTTCAAGAACCAATAGAGCAAGGAATTGTGGCGCCACCTGCACCTGAGCCAACATTAGGACAACGTGCATTAGGTGTTGGTGAAACTGCTTTATCAGCTGCCACAGGTGCTACAGGCGGAACACTTGGGATGCTTGGTGGAACCATTAGTCAAGCTGGTCGTGAAATCCTTTCAGGTAATTTCGGCACACCAGAGGCTGCTCAGCGTATTTCACAAAATGCAGCTGAAGGTGCAGCAAATCTAACATATGCGCCACGTACTCAAGCAGGTCAAGAATACACTCAAGCTTTAGGTGAAATTTCAGAACCATTAGTCGCTTTAACACCAGCATTAGGAGAGCTGGCACTAGCAGGACAAGGTGCACGCGGTGTTGCTCCAGTTGCACAAGGGCAAGCTATTCGAACCGCTCAAGCGGTTGCACCAGTAGTAGAACGTGCAGGACAAATGGCTGCAAGGCCAGTTCGAGCAGTTACAGATGCAACTCGTTCAGGCATTCAGCGTATGGGCGAAATGGTTGGATTAAGAGCGCCAGATACAGGAGGGCCAGCACCTGCCAATGTGGGCGCAGCACAGGTAGATCAGGCAACTATTCGTCAAGCTTTGTCTCAAGATCTACCTTATCCAGTTCAGTTGACAGAAGGGCAGATGACCCGTGATCCTGCACAACTCAAGTTTGAAGTTGAAACGGCTAAAGATGCTGAATTAGGCGCTCCGCTTCGTCAACGTCAAGAAGAACAGCATCAAGTTATGCAACATAACTTAGATGCATTTATTGATATGACTGGCGCTCAGGCAACTAATATGCGTGAAGCTGGCTTATCAGTAGATAAAGCTCTTCAAAAGCAGTTACAGGCTGATAAAAACCGCGTTCGCGTAGCTTATGCGAAAGCAGATAAATCAGAAGAAGCGCAGATCCCAGTAGATTTAACCCAACCTGTAAAAGTTGGTGAAAATGATCCAATGTCAGTAATTGATTATCTTAATTCACAGCCAGATTTACCAACTACACCAATTTTAACAAGTGCTAAACGTACTGCTGAATCTCTAGGAATTGCGAGACGTGGAGAAAATGGCGAACTAATTCCAAATAATCCGACCATTAAGCAAATGGAGAAGTGGCGACAGGAGATTAACGCCAACACTAATCAAGAAGCGCCAAACATTCGTCAGTCAGCAATTCTAAAAGACATGATTGACCAACATGTTGAGCCAGTTGTAGGCAACCTTTATAAAGCGGCACGGAATGAACGTAAGCGAATGGCTGACCATTGGGAAAATCGCACCATCATTAAAGATTTAACTACGAATAGGACTGGTACAGATGACCGTCGTGTTGCACTGGAAGATATTCAGAAACGCATTATTCATGATGGTTCGCTTGACGATCTTAGGATTGCTAAACGAACTCTTCTAACTTCTGGGGAGGAAGGTAAGCAAGCCTGGCGTGACATACAAGGGCAAACGCTTCAAGAAATCAAGAAAGCTGCTACTGCGGGCGTTGCACCTGATGGACAGGGCAATCAAATGGTAAGTGCCGCAGCTTTAAATAAAGCGATTAAGCGCTTAGATGATGCAGGGAAACTTGATTATATCTTTGGTCCACAAGGTGCAGAAAAGCTTCGGGCAATTAACGAAATATCTAAAACGTTATTTACTACGCCAACATCTGCTGCAATTAATCATAGCAATACTGCTGCAACACTAGCTGCAGCAATGGATATTGCCATGTCTGGCCTGTCTGGATTCCCTGCGCCCGTTGCTACAGCATTGCGACTAGCCACTAAACATATTAAGGACAATAAGGTCAGAGCTCGTGTCATGAAAGCTCTAAATCCATCCCGTCCAAATTCATAACCTAAACAAATAACTGAACCCCGCTAAATGTGGGGTTTTTCTTTTCCAGATTGAAAAAAAGAACTCAAGAATCGGAGTAGATTGATGAGTAGCAAAATTCAAACCCCATACCCATTGTTCTCTGATATCGATGGGCATCCTTTAGACGCTGGCTACATTTATATAGGTGAAGCTGGTAAAAATCCTGAAGTTTACCCGATTCCTGTGTTTTGGGATGAAGATTTAAGTATTCCAGCTGCTCAACCTATTCGTACAAGAAATGGATACTTATCATATTATGGCCGAGCAGGGAAACTATATGTGTCTGGTGAACGCTGCTCAATAACTGTTCGAAATAAGCGTGGCAAGATTATCTATACTGATCTATATGCAGACCTTGCTTTTACTCAAAGTAATTTCTCAGAAAAGATTCGTAATTTCACAATCAATGTCGAGACTGTTGCAGACTTACTTGATTTAGAAAAATGGAATGGTCGAACAGCCTATGTTAAAGGTTATCATAAACCCGAAAACTTAGCTTTAGCACAACCTTTCAAAGGTGGCGGAACACGCATATATAACGACAGCAGAAAAAACGAAAACGATGGCTTTCTATGTATAAATGGATGGGTTTTGCAGGTTGAAAACAACACCGTAACACCAGAACAAGCGGGGTGCTACGGAGACAATACTCACGATGATTATTTACAACTGCAAAAAGTCTTTAAATCTGGGATAAAAGTTGAATGTGATGCTTTTGCGAATTACAGAATTAGTAAGCCAGTTGAGCTGTTCACAGGTCAAAAAATCAAAGGAAATGGCGCAAAGATCACGAAATATTCATCGAGTACAACAGGAATAACAGGACGCACAGATCCTGCGGGTAATCCGTACAATTACGACCAAGACTGTGCGGTTGTGTTTGCAGCTGGGTATGGTTGGTACAGCTACATTGACATTGAAAATATTACGATTATCAAAGAACAAGTTGCGGGCGAAGATGTCGGAAAAGTATTTTTTGCGCCCTATATCAGCATGTCAACACTAAAAAACGTGGTAGCGAAAGGTGGTGAATACGGATTTTATGGTGAAGATTTATGGATGATTAATTGGATACGATGTGAAGCGTACTCTAAATGTGGTTTTTATATCGGAACTGGTACATCAAATACCCTAAATACATGTTGGTCTAAAGAAACTAAAGCGGGTTACTCAGCATTCCGACTTCACAACTTAACTTATTCATCTTTAATCAATTGTTGTGCGGAGCATATTGGTGAAGAAGGTGCACCTGCTGACGCTGCATATCACATCACTAGTTCAGACTTAACTATGACAGGTTGTGGTATTGAGGGTATTCACGCGTATAATTTAGTGCGTATTGGGTACTCTTGGGTTACTATTGATAATCCTAGTTTCATATATGGTATTAACAATAAATATCGTCATGAAACATACACAGGTTTAATCGATATAGATAATTCAGATAGTGTTGTAACTTTACGTGGTGGTCGAATTGCCAACATAAACTCAGGTGTGTTTGCCGATGCGGTGCGGGTTAATGGCGGTACATTTAACTACGAAAGTCCACTTTGGGTTGGGGTTGGTTTTCCTGACGACACCTCTGATTTTAAAGTTAGAGTTTCAAATTGGGCAGCCATTTTAGATTTAAGCAGTTTCACTGGTCGTAAATACACATACAATGGCCGTGCTCAAACATGGATTAATAAAACTCCGACGCAGTTCAATGGCGGCATTATGTTGAACGATCTGGGTGCAATGAATTTAAAAGATATCCGAAAGCATGCATATTTTGGTTCACAAGGTTCGGGTGCGAGCGGAAGTATTGCTAATGGTTACCCTGTGGATGGTTTTGGTGGTGTAGTATTAAATTTTGCATCGGGTGATGACGGTATTTACACAAATGCAGTTCAATTAGCTCTACCGATTAACAACAACACTCCCGCATTTCGACGGGCAGGATGGTCTGAAAACTTTTCAAATTGGTACAATTTTTTGACATCAGGGAATACAACCAAAGATGCAAATGGGTTCATCAAAGGTGCGTCTCCAATTGTAAGTTTATTTTCAGACAAAATTGAGCTTAATGATGAGGCAGATCAACAGCCGATCACTTTTGAAAAATCAGGAATCGGCGATTATCTCGTCAAAGGCTCACTAGGTTTTGCGCAAGAAGGTTGGTATATCGAAACCCCGAAAGATGCAAACGGTAATGTCCTAGTCGCTGTGGTTTATGAACAACTGAGCAATAACGATATTTCTGTTAAGACGTACGCGAAAAAGTTTGATGAAGAAACGGGTGATGTTGTCCCGAATTTATCGAAACCACGCGATATCCCTGAAAGCCGATGGATTACTCTTCGTTTGCAAGAGTTGGCCAAGCCTGAGCAAGAAATTGAACCAGTGAATTAATACACAACAAACTATCACAAGCCCTAGCTTTAAATAAGTTAGGGCTTTTTTATTGCCGAAATAATCTGGAGATATAAATGGAACCAGTTTCCACAAGTGGCTTTGCTGCGATTTTAAAGTTTTATGGGGTGGCAATCATGGTGACTTTAGCAGTTGCTTTGGTTGCAGCAGTTGTCTTGATGACCCGCATGCCACGCTCACCACAAGAGTGGGCAGTTGGTTTGATATGTACGGTTGTGTCAAGTCTAGCGGGTGGTTCACTAATTATTATGAAGTTTAGTTTACATGCTTGGGCAACTGACACGTGGGGATGGTTCGCCATAGGCGGACTTTTCTTTGTCTGCGGCTTGCCGGGCTGGGCTTTGATCAGGTGGGTTTTTAATTTTATTGATAAACAAGAAGGCAAGACCATTGTCGAAGTGATCAAAGAAATTAAAAAGTCCAAAAATGATATTACAGGTGGCTAATCATGAATATCGAACAATATCTTGATGAGTTAATTAAGCGTGAAGGTGGATATGTAAATAATCCTGCTGATCGCGGTGGTGCAACAAAATATGGAATTACCGAAGCGGTTGCACGTGCAAATGGTTTTAAAGGCAACATGAGAGATTTACCACTAGAAACTGCAAAGGCAATTTATAAAAAGCAATATTGGTTATCACCACGTTTCGACCAAATAAATGTTATTAGTCCAGTCGTGGCCGAAGAACTATTAGATACTGGTGTGAACTGTGGTACTGGATTCGCAAAGCCTCTATTGCAACGTGCATTAAACTTGCTAAACAATCAGGGTAAAGCAGGCTGGTCTGATTTATCAGTAGATGGGGTTTATGGTCCAGCTACTTTAAATGCACTTAAAACATTTTTAGCCAAGCGGGGCAAAGAAGGTGAAAAGGTATTAGTCCGTGTCCTTAATATCATGCAAGGTCAGCGCTATATCGAAATCTGTGAACGCAATCCCAAGCAAGAGCAATTCTTTTATGGCTGGATCAATAACCGGATCGCATAAAGTCGTTATGTGCAAACGTACCAAAGTTGCATCGATCATCACATTGCTGTGCTTAATCTTCTCAGGTTGCACAGCTCACACAATTAATAGTAATGTGAATGTCTCGATTTGTGTAAGGGCTTTGTGATGTCGCAAGTCATGATCATGGTTTCGGAAGCGGGCAGGATGGAAAATACTTGCAATCTACCCGCTGATTTAGATAAGAACGGGATTGTTCTTAAAATCTATGACTATTCATTAAAAGAGTTGCCAATTAATTTAGATGGCACTGTGTCTTACAATGGCAAAAGATGGACCTTTGATAAGAAGCAAAGTTTTTAGTCTTTCCAGCTATCCACAATATCAGCCCAGTCTTGCATCATTTTTCGTCTAGCCTCTAAGTGCTGCGAATGGTCGTACGATGCTTTTGTCTTGTTAGATTCAGCATGAGCAAGCTGTTTTTCTACCCAAGCTTCCTCATAGCCCTTTTCATATAGTAGGGTAGAAGCTGTAGCTCTAAAATCATGAGTGGTAACGCCTTTTAAGCCAATATATTCAAGCATACTGTTAAGCGTTTCTTTAGCTAACATGCCATCATTTTTCTTACTGAAAATAGCAGGGAAAACTAATTCGCTATCACCAGAGATTGTATATTGACGCTTAAGTACTTCATATACTTGGTCAGATATAGGGAGAATATGGATTCTGGATTTTTTCATTGCCTCTTCTGGAAATCTAATAAGTCGTGTATCAAACTCGACCCATTTCCATTGCATTTTTCTAATTTCAATTGCCCGAAGCATTGTATATAAGAGAATGAAGCCAGCATTCTTAACAGTCTCTGTTCCATTGTATTTAGGCAATTGAGTTCTTGCCTTTTTTCTTTCTTCTTTAGTTAAGGCTCTTGCATGTTTTACACGAGGTCGCTTGATAACATCGCGTACAGCATAAGTAGGGTCGTTCTCAAGCCTTAAAGTAGCAATTGCATAACGAGTTACAGCACCAATGAATCTTCGATTTTGTAAAGCAGCAGATTCACCCGTCATTTTTCCATTGGTTTCTTTAGTAACACGATTAATCGTATTATTTAAAATCTTCAATACGTCAGCCGCAGTCACATCTTTAATATTTTTTTTGCCAATAACTGGGCATATATCTTTTTCTAAAGCAGTATCGAACTTCTCTTGATAAATTTCAGACTTCAACGTCATACGTTTTTCTTTAAATTCGGCTGCAATAGCGTTGAATGTATTTTTTCCTTCTTCTAATGCCTTGGCCTTATTATTTTGTCTATCTTCTACTGGGTGAATACCTTTGGCTAATTTTACTCGCATTTCATCCTTTAAGATTCTAGCGTCTGCCAAAGTAATAGCCGGGTATTCGCCAAGACTCATAGAAGATTCTTTACCATTAAAAACAAACTTAAACCGCCAAACTTTAGCACCTGAAGGTCGGACTTCTATGTAAAGTCTATCTGCATCTAATATTCTGTAGACTTTTTCTTTAGGTTTCAGTGCTTTAATTTTAAGATCAGAAAGTTTTGCAGAGGCCATGAGGTAAGGGTAAGTAGTTCGTTACCCGCATTATTACCCGTTTTTTTGGAGGATGTAAACAAACTATAAGGAACTAATAAGAACAACAACTTTTATAATTCAATAACTTAGCTTTAAAAAAGGAACTATAGAGAATTAAAATAAACATCGACACTTATTATTCTTTACTACTGTTGCTTTCGCCATAATTCAAACTTCCACAATTGCCCCTATTGTGCCGTAAACTGATGCCAAGGTGAAGTTTTTTCCCACATATCAATATTTCGCCTCATGTATAACTTTTGCTAAAATAGGTGCACAATACAATTAGAGTACTAGCGGATGTCTAAAACGCGTGTAATTTATCCTGGAACATTTGACCCTATCACAAATGGGCACGTTGATTTAGTTACTAGAGCATCAAGAATGTTTGATGAGGTCGTAGTAGCGATTGCAATTGGACATCATAAAAATCCTTTGTTCAGTCTAGAAGAGAGAGTTGCACTGGCACAGTCATCATTAGGCCATCTATCAAATGTTGAATTTGTAGGTTTTGATGGTTTATTGGTTAATTTTTTCAAAGAACAAAAGGCTACAGCAGTACTTCGCGGTTTAAGAGCAGTATCTGATTTTGAATATGAGTTTCAATTGGCTAATATGAATCGCCAGTTGGACCCACATTTTGAAGCCGTGTTTTTAACACCTTCCGAACAGTATTCTTTTATTTCTTCGACGTTGATTCGAGAAATTGCACGCTTAAAAGGTGATGTAACCAAGTTTGTTCCGCAAGCTGTGGTTGAAGCTTTTGAACGTAAACATCAACAAGGTTGGTAAAGTGTCGTTATATATCACCGATGAGTGCATAAACTGTGATGTTTGTGAACCAGTTTGCCCAAATGAAGCTATTTTTATGGGTGAAGTGATTTATGAAATTAATCCAGATTTATGTACCGAGTGCGTTGGTCACCATGATCAGCCACAATGTCAATTATTTTGTCCAGTCGACTGTATTCCTAAAGATCCGCAGCATGAGGAAACGGAAGAACAGCTATTAGACAAATATAAAAGATTAATTGCTCAAAAAAGCACAAGCAATTAG